GCATCATCATTAAGTTCATCGGCAAAAGAAGTAAATGGATCATCCAAATCAACAATTTCATTTAAAAACCCTTTCTTAGACATTTTTATAGTACTCCCATAGCTTTTTTAAATTCTATTTCTTCTGGTGTCAATTTCACCATAGCTTCATTTTTTTCATCTTGTCTTGCTACAATTTCTCTCAATTTTGTAAGCAATTTCATTATCTCAGAATATCTTTTTTCTTGAGGCCATTTAATAGTATCTCCTTTCCCATCTCTCAATTTAATAAAAAATGGGGCAACAAGATCATATATTTCTTTTGCTTTGTTATCTACATAAACTGTTTTTTGATATACTTCAGGAACGGTTTCTTCATGTTCAATTGTGAAACCAAAATCATCATCTTCATTTTTCAAAACAAGGTACTCCTTTCTTCAACGTCCCAACCTCTTTGACTTGCAATACTCAAAAGAGGTTTCAAAAAAGCTTTCTCAAACTGAGTTGCACGATCTATATAGCTATCAATCTTGAGTTCTTTAGGCATTTCATTATGGACCGCAATAACTTCTGATCTTAATGGATTTGGAAGTTTCAAATAACAAAACTTAACCTTATCTCCATCAGAAATTAATGGCAGATTTAATTTTTTCTTTTTGACATAATCATTGAAAACCAAAGAACCTTTAACCTGAATTGGTGTAGCCTTTTTCCATATGGTATGTGGATCATGATATTTTGTTAACCCAGAAATTGATCTTGGTGAAGCAATATCTTCATATGGTGAAGCATAAAATTCTTTTTTGGTTGAATCTACAAAATCAAATAGTTTTTCTTGTGATCCTGAAAGAATTATTTTTATAGCATCAACCATTTTATTTTTAACAACTGTTGGAGTAGAAGATTTAACTGCTTCAATACCCATCATTTTAAGTTTTGGTTCTTTGAAACGTGTTCCTTCACTATCAATGACATTCAATACATAATGTTTTTTTGAAGTCCAAATTCCTGATGATGAAATATTTTCTCTTTTCATTTTGAGAGATTTATCAAAAGCATTAAGTGTGATGTAGATTTCTTCACACCATTCAGCAATTTTCTTGTTTATTTCATCTTCATTGATATTTTCTTCTTTATCAAACTTAACATACACAGAATCTGTGTCTGATGCAACAACATAATCAATGTTAGTGTTGTTTTTTTCATTCAGATACTTATTCATTCTTTTTTCAATGTAACGAATACAGAACTGACCAGTTTTAGTAATAGCTTCTGCAAGAATATGATTATGCCACCTGAAATATTTGTTTCCCAAAGCACCATAAGCTGCATTCAACTGAATTTTCTTTGCATGTTGAAAAGCATTGTACTTTGCAATTTTCTTTTTGTTTTCTGGTGTTGGAGTTTGTTGAAATTCTTTTTTTGCCTGTGACATGATAGACTTATAATGTTGTCTATCTTTATAAATGATTTTCATAAGGTCTGCAAAAAACCCAACCTTATCTCTAGAGAAGGTAGCACCATTCAAAGCAATAGCAGAATTGTTTACTTCTATTGAATCCTTTATATCTTGAGAGAACCCTTTCTCAAGAACTTCTGTCACAGAAGGTGACATTTGTACAACATCTAAAGTATCTGGTGAAATATTAAGCATCATAGCTATGTGTGGATAAAGAGAGTCAAAGTCCCAAGATACAACCCATTCATGATAACCAACTTCAGGGTCTTTTACATAACCCCCCTCAATATAATAATTTTCTTCTGAAACACCTTCAGGGTCTTGATAAGGCACTACAATATTCTTTTTCTTTAAATAATTTTGAATAATAACGTCCCAAAGGGTAACTGTTGTTAGTGCATCTGCCAGATTAACTTTAGCATCATATGCAATAGCACAAGTCAACTCAATGAATTTAAGCTTATCATCCATCATGTTGACCAATTCAACGTCACGAATATTATAATCAATAAATTTTTCATAATCTGTTTTGTATAAATCCAAAAGACTGCCTGAATAATCAATCTTACCCAAATCTAGTTCATAGGTAGCAACCGTATTCAACCTGTAGTTTTCTTGTGGAGTGAAAGAGAACTTCTTATAAAGAGTCATATAATCAAGAATAGTGGAACCTGAAATACTTTTTATTTTTCCTTTTCCATATTTCTGATTGACTTCTTTGTCCATAACAAACCCCCAATGTGACATGGAATTTGCATCATCTTCTGAAAGAAGATTTTTCATTCTATTATGAATATAAGGAATATCAAAAAACTCAACATTCCATCCAGTAATGATATCTGGATCAAGAATTTTCCAAAAATCTAAAAACTTATACAGAAGGTCTTTTTCATCTCTACATTTACAATATTTCACATTATTGTTTTTTGGAGTATAATCACCACATCCAAAAGTATAATACTTACCTCTTTTGGATAACGTAATTGCTGTAATTTCTTTGGTAGCATATTCTGGTTCAGGAAAACCTTCATCAGAAGCTACCTCAATATCCAATGATACAATGGACATTACATCCATATCATATGGAACATCTTCTGGATAATTATCAGAAATCCAATCATAGTAAAACTTATGATTACCATAAATTTTAAAGTTCTCAACATCTCTATAGTTTTGAATGAATTCTTTAGCTTCTTTAATAGAATCAAATTCTATTTTTGATAATCTTTTTGTGTTGGTATAATCACGATATTGTGCTTTCTTGTCTGTATGATTTTCAACAAACATGTATGGTTTGAATTTTACTTTTTCATTGAAGCGTTTACCATTCAAATAGCCGCGAACAATCAGTTGCCCATAATAAGGAGCAACATGCGTATAAAACATCATATAATAAAATCCTCAATAATTAAGCTAACAGACCTTGCATAACTGTTTGATCAGGAGTTACTGTCAAAACCTGTCTTCTGTTTTTTTCTTTGGAAACATAAGAACAATGTACCCAACCAGAATAAGGCTTACCTACAACATAATTTTCCAATATTAGCTGATCAAAGTCAAGAGAATTCATGATCCATTCTGCAACATCATAATTGGTTGCTCCAGCAATTTCAAAGTCTGCTGATGTTCCTAATACATGTGTACTGGCTGCACCACCACCAGATTTTTCATTAACTTTTGATGATCTATAAGCAGAAGTAACTTTAAATTGACCAAATCGTGTTCTTACTGGTTCTAGAATATTTAAAGCCAATCTTTTAAGATTGTCATAGACTTCTTCTGAAGGACAATCGTTACTGATATTGAACCTGTCTGATACTGTGCTCTTAGTCAATTCTACTAAAGTAAAATTAGGGGATAGCTTAATATCTATGTCCATTTTTGTATTCCTTTGTTGTACCGTTTATTTATAAAACTCTTTTTTATAAGATACACAAGTTATACCAGCATATTTAAGAAGTTCAGGTTCACCCCATTTTTTTCTCCACTCTTCAGTAGGTGTCCAAAAAATCACACGTTTAATTCTTTTTTGAATTATACTTTTTTGACATTCCATACAAGGAGAATGTGTGATATACATGTCACACCCTTCTACTGAAGAATATGCATTATCAAGTGCATTTCTATCTGCATGACAAATGTATTTTAATTTTGTTTCTCTGTCATTGTACCATTCTTCTTTATCTTCTATACCAACTGGAAACCCATTATAACCAACAGATATAATATGTCTTTTGTCATTTACAATGACCGATCCTGTTTTTGTTGATGGATCACGTGACCAAGTAGAAATATGGTCAGCTAATTGTAAAAAACGCAAATCCCACTTCATATCAATACCTAACCCACTTTCCTCTTTTATATTCCATTGGATAACAATCACCTTTTCCATCACATTCAACTTTAAATTTCAAGTGTGTTGGTACATATTTAATTTTTTTGTTAATTGTTTTCACAACAGTTTTTGTTTTTACAATATCAACAAAAACAATTTCTGGAATATTAACAACATCAACAGGAGCAATGTCTACATTCAACTCTCCAATATAAGGTTCATTGAATGTAGACACCGTTTTTTCCATATCTTTTTTAACAGACAGATATGTAAAAATAGATATTGTAAGCAAAAGAAAAAAACAAATATATATTAAAAATAAATCAAAAAGAGTCCAATTTTTTTTCATGATGGTCCATTTCCACTCGTTTTAGTTGAATATACAAGATCAGGATATTTATCCTGCTTTTGCTTAATCTTTATCAACATATCTGAAAGTTCAATAGGAGTAAAGTTTATTTGCTCCACTGAAACATTAAAATATGCTCCATCTGGAATATCCTCACCATGAAGATGTCCATGAACATTAACTCCCATTCTAGGTACTACTGATTCTCTATGAAGAGGGATATGAGAAAGAATTATACCATCCAATACCCTAACACCATAAATCTCAGTAAAATACTTACGATACTCAGGAAGCTTCATTACATCATGATTGCCTCTGATAAGCCTCTTGGACCCATTCAGACGCTCCATGATAGGCAGAAACTTCTTGTTGATCACTACATCTCCAAGATGATAAACCTTGTCATTATGACCTACAACTGAATTCCAACGGGTTACAAGTTGCTCATTCATCTCCTCTGCATTTGCAAAAGGACGCAGAGGAGAACCATCTGGCATCTTAAAAACTGTGCAAGTCTTCTCATGCCCAAAATGGGTATCAGATATAAAAAATATGTTTGCCATAATATAAATCTCCTTTGTCAGGAAACAGAGAATAAAGTATCTGCACCTGTTTTTCCACGCCTCTTATAACCCAGAGGACCAAGAATTTCAATAAGAGATTCGCCTAATTCTGCAGAAATTGCAGGTTTAAATTTTTCAATCGTTTTTATGGCCCCTTCAATTACATGTTTTTCATAACACTCAACGTCAAGTTGAATGAAATCAACAGCGTCCCATGCAAAAGAATCTAAAGTCATGATTGGAATATGAGCCTTGGCAGAAGACATTATTTGATGGGTGCCCATATTAATACCATCAGCCATATTAAGATCAATAAAACTAGCTTCTTTACCCAAAGCGGCATTGAACTTGTAAATGTTTGATAATTGACAATTATTATTTAAAATGAAAAATGAAAATGGATTGGGTTCAAAAGTATAGACTCTTGAAAAGGTGTTGGCATGAAGTCTTGGATACATGCCAAACGCACCACCTGCTTGAATACAAACGTCAAACTTTTTTACAAAGGAATACCAAAGTTTCTTATGAATAGGCCATTCTTCATGTGGGCCTTCCCACAACCCTCTTTCCCCTTTAGCCCATAACCAATTAGTAACACCATCAACTTCTTCTTGACGTACATAACAACGTTCTTGAAACATAAACTACCTCTTTTTTCCAATATTATACTTGCTTGTAAGAACCCAATCCTTTTTTTCTTTATATGAAATAATTTTAATTGAAGAAATTGGTGCAATAGGAGTTTCAATCTTTTTTGGATTGACGATTTTCAGAAGTTCCCATTCTTCAAGAAGCTTGGCAATAGCATTACGTCTGGCAACATCTTCTTCTGAAAAGTCTGTATCTTTACCATCTAGAGCAAACAGTTCTTTAAAATGAACTAAGTAGTACAGACCTTGTTTATGTAAAATATGGCAGGATTGAGTAAGTTTTTTTTCTACTTTTGATGCTACACCAATTCTAGTCAAGGTTTCTTTAATTTTCAAGAAGTCATCAGAATCTTTCAAAGTAACTTCAACAAAACTACTAATAATATCACTCATTTTGAATTCCTTTTAATTTTTTTCTTATCAATTCAAGTTGTTTTTTATTAAGCACTTTGAGTGCCTGTTTAGCTTTCTCTGCACTGTAGCCAAAGTAGGTTTTTACCACTTCAAGATCATCAATTTTACTTTTCTTCTCCCATTTGGCAAATCTTTTGGCTTTAGATATAGTATTTAGTAAGAAAAGATACTGTGCTTTTTCAGGGATGTTTTGCTTAATATTAAGTTCATTGGCAAAAAACACAGTATCTGGATGATAAGAAAATGATCTATTAATCACAAAAGGAACATAGTTACTCAAGTCTTCAATGTATTCTTTAGCAAAATTTATATCTTTGATATAATCAAAAGGTGTCATGTGAACAGGCAATCAGCCATAACTTCAGTGAAACATGCAGTCATATTGATTTCCTGATCTGCAGCAAAAGGTGCTTGATACTGATACTTGGATAAAATCAAAACCAATTGAGGGATGGACTGTGCCTTGATATACGTGTTAGACGTGTCATAAAGCTTTCTGAACACTTGAGGATAATCAACATCAGAATTGGCAACCCACTTTCTCATTTCTGAGAAATTTTTGGTTTTAAGGAACCCTATCAGGTCTTTGAACTTACCATCATCAAGACTGTCAGACATATCTGGTGATAGAGTGCCTGATGAAGACTTGTACTGAATTTCATTAATAGTTCTACGAAAATCAGGAAAATATTTAATAATATACTGCTTCAGTACATCATTTTCAAAAACAATTTTTTCTGTATTAAGAATATTAACGATTTTTGAATAAATTTCTCCTGCCAAAGTCTTACGTTCTTCCTTTGGAATAGAGAATTCTACAACAGAACATCTTGACTGTAGAGGATCAATGATCTTGTTTTTAAAGTTGGCAGTAAGAATAAACCCACAATTGATGCTGTACTCTTCCATGAAAT